CCGTACCTATTGATACCCAAGCAGTGCCATCACTATTTAATTTTTCATAACGAGCAATTCCACCAGTACCAGTATCACTTGGTGCAGTAAAACTTATAGTAATAAGACCGTTGCCTGGAGTAGCAACAACAGTTCTTGGAGCACTAGGTGCATGAGATGGTCGTGCAGGAATAGCAATTGACGCACTTACTCTAGGAGTTACACCATTGTAGGCACCTTCGATGGTTGCACCAAAGGTTACGCTGTCTGGACTAGTGTTATATGAACCAGCAGCATAAGTATGCGTATAAGTTCTAGTTACACGATATACCTCACTAGTACCATCATTATTATTAAATGAATAGTTAGAACCTAAAATATTATCAATATTAAGTGTTTGATTATCTGAGTAACTATACTGATTGTCAGTGTAAAATTTTACAGTTGCAACTGCAGTAGTAGAACCTTCTGAAACTGCTGACCATGTAACTTCCATGGCAACTTGCATACCATTTCCGCCGGAGTATTCCCAACTACCTTCGTAATAGGTCATCTTATAGTCCTGTTACTTGGAACCAGATGTCTCCAGTTACAGGTGCAGGTGTAGTAGGAGCAGTTGCTTGAACCGATATCCTTCTACCAGCACTTGTGCTGCCAATAACTGGTAACTTAGATGTATCTGCAATACCATGAGCACTTGTTGTGAGTGCTGCATGTGTAGTTAAGTTAGCACTTGTTGCATAAGAAGTAATTGTTGCAGAGGATGCATTAATTGTTCCGGTTAGGGTAACTCCACTAAGCGTTCCACCATTTACGGAAGGAGAGGTTAGGGTTTTACGTGTTAGGGTTTGACTTGCAAGCGTGCCGACTACGTCGCCATCTTCACTTCCAAGGTCATGAACTAGCCCAGAAGAATCAATGTGGTCACGTGGATTTTGTAAATCTCGTGCAGTAATCATGTGTCGAAGTTCCACACCATCATTATGGCTTGTAGCAGTAGTTCCGTCTTCTCCACGAACAACTGTTAACTGGACTCCACTAACACCTGTTACTGTAATTACTTCTTCTTTGTCAGTTACGTCTGGCTCTATTACCAATGTAAATGGTACGGGTGGAAGGTCATCTACGTTGTTTATGTTAAATGTTAGCGTTCCAGCCTCTATGCCTCCACTGGTCTCAATTAATTTAATTGGTACGCCAGTTCGATAGTTTCTTATTGGTGAAGTCATTGTTCCTCTTAGTTAGTGTAGTGTACGCGGATAGGGAAACGGTCGGCAAGTTTACGTGCTTCGTCAGCAAGACGCTGTTGGTAAAGAGCCAATAGGTATTTAGCGGTGTTGGTTCCAGTTCCGTAGGAACGACCAACGACATTTGATTGTGCATCAGATTCAGCAGATGAGAAGGATAGTCTACCTGGGTCAATGAATGACGCTAGGCGATATGATGCTCCAAGAACAATTACATCCTTGCAAGATGCAGGTAGTCCAGTTGATAACTCAAAGTCATCTGTGTCAACATCAAGTAACTGAGGTTGCATTGTATAGGTGACCTGAACGGTTCTACCTGGTTCTACACCACTAAGGATGGTTATGGTGTTATTTGAGTTGAACCCAGCGACGTTAGCCATAGGGTCAATGCGCCACCCACGAACTGGTCTCCATTGCTTAGATGGTCCAATACTCTCGTAGGATACTCCTAGGATGGTCTCAGCATAACTAGGAAGAGCGTAGGTTGAGCGTGCTGGTACGTAATCAAAGGTAGCAGTACCTATGCCAAACAGGTCTGGAAAGACGCTATTTATGGTATCATTAACCGCTCTCTTAATACTTGCACGTGGGAAGGTTGGGGAAATTGCTACTCTTTTTCCTTCCAAGTGAGAAGATGCTGTAGTACCAGAGTATCCACGACCATATGGTGGAACAGCAAGAGTACCACCTGAACGGTCAAATGAATCCACGTAAAGTAACTCATCATCAATTTCTATGATTCCGGAACTAACGTTCTTTGCACTTGCAACGGAAATTTCTGTAGAACTTGAAGTAATTGGAGCGGTCAGGTGTGTTTGACGGTCCTGACGCATTGTGTAACCAGATAGGCTTAGGGATACCTCGTCAACTAATTGACTAAAAGTTGTCATTATGTACTTCTCTTTCTATTTTGGTTACCTTTGCCAATGTTTTTCTTGGCACTCATTGCCTTAAGATTGGATGTGCTACCATTCTTATGGTTGTTGTCCTTGTGGTCAACGTGTGTCTTCTTTGACAAAGACTTGCCTGTTGCTCTTTTGTAATCTAGGCGTGCAGCATTAGTAGATGTAGTCTTGCCATCTTTCTTGATGACATAAATCTTGCGACCATCATTTTGCTTGCTACCTTTATATGGTCCGTAGACCTTCTTTGCAGCCATTACCATTTAACCTTATCTGCCCAGTATGCAGCGGATAGTTTGCCTTTTGAAATATTAGATGCATGACGTGCCTTGAATGACCGTCTACGTGCAGCATAGGCTGCTGACTCCCCAGATTTTTTTGGGGAGCCAGACACACCTTGCTGACCAAAGCGAATAGTCTTAACCTCAGTACCAACTTTAGCCACAACAACGTGTGACTTCTTGGGATGGCTAGGTGTACGCTTTGGCTTATTGTAGCCAGAAACACCAGCACGTACTAGACGTGGGTCCTTCTTTGCTGCCATAATTATTTCAACTTCGACTTTCTTACAGTGTAACCTAATAACTTTGCTCCATTTGAACCATATTGAGTTGGTGTTGGAGATGGAGTTGGTCCCAATTTAGGTAAGTTTCCTTTTTTGCCACCTGGTTTTGGTTGCAACTTAGGTAGTGGTACAGCCTTGTACTGTTTTTTTCCCTTTTTGGCTAGACGACTGTCTTCAACTTTTGAATAAGAACCGTCATCTTTTTTACGCCCCTTAGATAAAGTAGGCTTTTTAGGAGTTCCGTAAGCCATTACATAACACCTCGGTAGCCTGGACGACTCACCTTGTTACGAACACCTGCAGATTTAGCGCGCTTCTTTGCAGCGGCAGCAGCCTTAGCACGAGCCTTAGCCTGGGCCAACTGATTCTGAGTAGGCTTTGGATTTCCACGCTCAACAGAAGGTGACCTTGGTGACTTTGGCTTTGCGCCTGGTCCACCCTGTGGACGCTTAGGAATTTTACCACCCGGTCCGCCACCTGGCTTAGGACTACTAGGAACTGTCTTGCGACCTTCACGCTGGTTAGGAGTCTGTCCCTTTTTTGGTGGACGAGGCTTTGAACCTGGACCACCGCGTGGTGGTGCTGGCTTTCTTCCACCTGGACCTGGACTAGGCTTAGGACTGCTAGGAACCGTTCTGCGGTCTTCACGATTGTTTGGGGTTAACTTATTCTTGTTATTCTTATCCCTAGTATTTTTTCCCTCTTGAATTTCCTTTGGCGTAGGCTTACGCTGACCTGGGTCAATTTTGTAAGTCTTTGGCTTTTCACTTGGTGGAAACTTGCTTGGTGGAAAAGTGTTAGTTTTAGGAATTGGCTTAAGCACATCCTTACCATAGAAACGCTTAACTGCTTCTCTTAGTTCTGGAGATGCACCGGCTTTATTTGCAGCAGCAATATTTCCAGCCTTGGTACCTTTTCTTAACTTTGTAACTATGGCCTCAGGAACCTTAATGGCGTAGTTACTATTCTTATTTTTCCAGTCTTGACTGGACATTGGAATTACGTTTGGCATTATTTTTTTCCATCTCTTGTAATAGTGGCAGTACCAAAGTGTACGTATTGAGCACGACGCGCACCTCTACGTACCATCTTACCCTTTTGCTTGGCTGCTTCTTTTTTCTTTTGTAGTGCTGTAACGCGATTAGCGGAACGATTTGCAACTTCTTTTTTGCTTCGAGAGTTAGCGGATGCCTTCTTCATGTCCTGCATTCTCTTTGTTGTTATCTTGGAAACTGCAGTTGAAGTCTTTTTAGTTTCAATAACCTTACCACGTGCTGAAGACAATTCACCACTAGTAACGGACTTGGACTTCTTTCCCTTTTGGGCTGCAGTTAAACTACTTTCCGCACGCTTTACATTCTGAGTAGCGGCCTTAGATATACCTCTACTAGCACGGGCACTAACAACTGCCGTCTTACGGGCTGCCTCGGCATCAGCAATTTTAGCAGCATTACGAGCGGCAACGTTCTTTGCTGCAGTCATACGTGGGTCTGCTGGACGCTTGATGTTCTTTACTTTCTTGGTGCCCTTAGCAACTGCCACAGTAGTAGAACCTGCTTTTTTAACACCAGTCTTAACTGAACCAGTTGCAACTGTTTTACCAACTTTTACAACTCCCTTAGCAGTTCCCTTTGCTGCACCAGCAACGGTTGCTTTAGCACCTTGCTTGGCTGCTTCTTTGGCTGCTTGCTTTGCAGCAAATGCCGCACCTTTAGCACCCCATACAGCAGCACCTGCGGCACCACCAGTAAAGAACGAACCAACAACAGTAAGAGCGGTAGTACCAAGTTCAAGTTGTCCAGTTATACCAGACTTAATTGCACCTTTTACGTTTCCTTCTTTTGCATACTTAATGCTACGGGTAAAGTCATCAACACCAAGAAGTTCATTTTTAACAAAGTCTCCAGCCATGGTGCCAAAACCTTTTCCAGGAGTCTTTGACTTGGGTGGTGTGTAGTTATTCTGACCAACACCCTTAAAGTTTGGACCAGGATTGTTATTTGTCTTATTAGGAATATTTGGATTAACTCCAGGATAAGTTTTATTAATACCAGAAACAGTACCACCAAGAGCAGAGTCAACGCGAGACTTTCCGTAAAAACGATTCATCGCTTCACGTTGCTCAGCGGTAGAACCACTCTTGAATTTTGCTACGTTACCTTCAAATGTTTTTCCATCACGTAGTCCTTGTATTGTTCCTTCAGAAACCTTAATATTCTTATCAAAGTTCTTAGCCTTAAATTCATTTTGCTGAGTCGGAGATAGGCTGTTCCAACCTGACTTATTTTTTTTCTTAGCGGCCACGGGACGCACCTCTCGTATTCTTTCTATTTGGAGCAACTCTGCTTTTCATCGTTGCCTTAATTGACTTTCCTTTGCCGAAGCCAGGTTCGCCTTTTTTCTTTCCACACCCACATGCTTTACACATATTTTCACCCTTATAGTTTACTGCCATATGCATGACCAGTTTGATTGCTGATATCAACAGCCCTTTGAATGTCAGCCGTCTTAGTAGTGTCAGGCTGGATTCCTTGTGCACGCGCAGACTTGTAAGCATCAAGTTCGCCTTGCCAAGATTTACGGGTCCATCCGTTTTCGGTTAGACCACTATTAGCGTCCCCAACGCTAAGTTGAACATTAGAAACTTTACACATAAAGCATCCATTAACATATTCTGGGTGTACTTCCCTTTGGTGAATAGACACTATTCACTCCTGAGACTTGATTTATTAATTGCAATACTGCCACAGCAGGCTGCGTAATCTTCGCAGTCCTGGGTGGGGCATCCTGTACGGCAAGCCATATTAACTCCTAGTATTTAATAATGTAGTTAAGTACGATGTACGGTTGTAGATTGTTGTGTGCTCCACCACTACCAACAGGTGTTGATGTTACATTTGTAGTGCCTAAATCGGTAACGCTACCAGTCAATGCTGTGTCACTTGGACCTAATGACGCTGCATTTGTAGTACCTAAAGCAGTGACACCACCGCTGATGCCGTGGCTGTGTGTGTCTGAAGCAGTCGCAAGAGTAGATGGCGTACCAGTATAACGGTAGTTATTCGTTGAACCAGGCAGGAATGAGCCAGCATCACCAATAGTATTGGTTGCGTGGCTGTGCGCATCGTCGTTAATGGAAATGTTATTTGAGTGACCGTGAGCAATATTAGTTGTATGCGTATGGCTTGGAGCGGCTAATGTACTAGCGTGACCGTGACCAATATTGGTGGAGTGGTCGTGACTTGGCATTTCAGCACTTGTTAGTGTATGGGTTTTAGCCCCACCAGTACCAAGCAAAGAACCAAACTCAGCATCACCAGATTTATATCCAACTGGAACATATCCGCGAAGGTCAGGAACATTCGCTCCCACAACTGCAGCAAGAGCAGTGTATCCAGAAGTAGATTGACCATCACAAATTAACCAGCCCGTAGGTGGAGTTGCTACAGACCATAGTAAAATTACACCAGGAAGAACACCTAAGCCGTTAGTACCATCAGCACCAGCAGGGCCAATAGGACCAGCAGGACCTGTATCTCCAGTTGGTCCAGTTGCTCCAGTTAAACCCGTATCACCAGTTGGTCCTGTAGGTCCGGGCACGGTACTGTCTGCACCTGTAAGTCCAGTAGGTCCAGTAAGACCTGTATCACCTTGTGGACCAGTAGGTCCTACTTCGCCTTGAATTCCCTGTATACCTTGTATACCTTGGTCTCCCTGAGCACCTCTATCTGCAACTGGAGTCCATGAGGCATTGATTGAACCAGGTGATGGTGGATATCCAGGATTAAGTGGGTTTCCAGTTCTGTAATAAAATCCACCCTCATAGGTTACTGCATCACCATAACCGTAATCTACGCCATTATCATATGGTCCAATTAAAGTCCATGGAGCAGGACCTGTAGCACCAGTTACTCCTTGAATACCTTGGATACCCTGGTTTCCTTGAGGACCAGTATTACCTTGTGGTCCTACTTCACCTTGAATTCCTTGAATACCTTGGATACCTTGAGGTCCAGTATCTCCAATGGGTCCCTGAGGCCCTGTATCGCCCTGTAAGCCCTGTTCACCCTGTATACCTTGTATACCTTGCTCACCTTGCAAACCAGTCTCTCCGATTGGCCCTGTAGGTCCAGGAACGGTAGAGTCAGCACCAGTAGGACCCTGCGGTCCTGTTAGTCCAGTAGGTCCTTGAGGACCCCTGTCATTAGAAACTAATACATCAGTAACAACGTTTTCAATTTCAACTAGTACATTTGATGGAGCAGTAAACTCTAAGGTATACACTTCTTGGGTAATAAAATTTTCAATGTCAATTGTTACCTGAGAAGGAGAGGTAAGTTCTACATTATATACTTTTTCTTCAACAAATATTTCTGTAGACACTATTGAGTCACCTCAGCAGAAACTGCAAAGCGTCCCTTAAGGATGCGTGTTACTTCACCACCAGGAGATTCAACTTCAATGTCATACATGTGACGACCATAAGGAACTGCAGTCATCTCAGTAGCAGTAGCAGTTACAGTTACTTCTCCTGATTCATTGGCGGTAATTTTTCCATTACTTTTACTTAGGTCAAGAAATTTAGTAGAAGTATTAATGTCACTTCGGACCTGCATGCGCACTCCATAGGAATCAAGGTCCCATGCAATGCCATCAATCTTAATTGTAAAATTTAGATTAAAGGTTGCTCCCTGGTCTGCAACTATGTTATATGTACCAGCCACTATACTTCATCCTTAAGGTGTAAGTTAATATGTTCGTCTAAACGTTTTTCAATTCGATTAACGGTGTGCGCTATATCTGGAAGGCTTCTTCCACCATTTGATGTTGGCTGAATTGGATAAGTTTGTTCTTTAATAAAAGACTTAAGTGGAGTTAAGACAAGCCACTTTCCTAGCATCGCTATAACACCTAACGAGGTCGCTACAATGCCTAAAATTTCTGCTACATTCATGAGATTTCCTCAACCTCATATCCAGCATTAACTAAAACTTGCGCTTCTTCATCAGAAATTTTATGTACGCTACCACCAAGGTAGTAGTTATCTGCCAATTCAAGGTCCTCGTTCTGGGGCCAACGTGTTTCGTAGCATTCACCATCGTAAACTACTACAGTAATTCCACGAGGTATTTGATAAAAATCAAACAGTCTATGGTCCCCAATTGGGCCTTCCATTACTGTAGGTGGTTTGAATAGGTACATGTGTTCTCCAGGTAGGTTAAGTTACCAACCCCACCCCCAGGAAAACCTGGGGATGAGACTGATGACTTAATTAGTCAGCAATGCTTGAGTCAGACTCAATGCGGTATAGGCACTCGTCGCGGTAGATTGCGTGACCAAGTACGCCGTACCAACCCATTGGGCGTAGACGCATCAACTTGTCGGTCACAGGACCAACTACCATGTGTGGCTCTTCTGCCACAACTTCAGCAAGTGCTTGCTGTCCAGCGAAGAACGTTGAGTAAACGCCTGCTACTGGTTCGATACGTGCAGATTCTACAAAGAATGCACCTTCGAAAGCACCGATTTCACCAGCGTAGATGTTGCCAGTGTCTTGGTAGTTGTGCGGAGCACGCCAAGCAGCAGCATCAGATTCAGCACGAAGGTCGTGTGAAACTTCTGGATGAATTGCAGACCAGTACATGCTACCCTTGCGGTAAGGGGCCTTGTTGGCGCGCAATTTAGCAACAACGTAACGAACGTCAGCAGCGGTGATAGTGCCAGTAGCATCTACTCCACCTTCTGCAAAACGAACATTGTCACCTTCAAGCAGAACATCCTTGACGATTTCGTCAATGCTGTCTGCCATGTTGAATGCAAGAATGTTTGCAATCGCTGGGTCTACATCTGCTAGAGAAAGCAGGTTCAACTTGCGAGTTGTAACGGTTGCATTGCCATACTCTTCTAGGGTTACAAGAACCTTATCTGGAGTATCTAGACCTACTGAATCAACGTCAACAGTTTCTGTTAGTGTTGAAGTCTTGCGAGCAAGGTCCTTGTATTTCTGTAGTACGATAGTTTCGCCTGGGTTAGTTAGGGACGATGGACGCTTATCGGCAACGGCGCGCAGCATTGGCTGTGCACGTAGTTGGAATTCGATAAGACGGTCATACGCCTTCTGTACTAAACCGGCATCACCAGCGGTTCCACCAAGAGCCGTAGAGGCGGTGGAGTTAAAGCCAGTTGCATTAGCCATTTTTTAGTTTCCTTATGTTAGATTGATTTCGACTATTCACTGCCGAAAATCAGATTGAGAAGTTCTTCCTCGGTCTGAGCCTGATTAATACGGAGAAGGGCATCTTCTGCGCGGTCAGGTGACACAGCACCGGAGGTTACGGCATCAATCTGACGTAATGCAGCCAAGTCGGCTGGATTAACGGCAGTCCCCGCGTTAGCGGAAGGCACACCAAAAACGTCAGCATAGTCTTCAAGCCATGAATCAAAGTCGTTAGACTCTACATCAATGTCTTGCGGAATGAATGCTGCTATCTTTGGGCTGATGCCCTTGGATTCTAGGATGGACTTGACACTGGTATCGCGAGTTGTCTTCCGGAGTGACGTTAACTCGGATTCCAATTCTTTGATTCTCTTTGATTGTGAACGTTCTGCACGACGCAACTTCTTTACAACATCATCACCTGATGCACGCCGAGGCGTTGGTTGCTCGTCTAAATCGTCCTCAAAGTCGTCTTCGAAGTCGTCCCATTCTTGAATGTTGTTACTCATAGTAACCTATCTCCCTTTATTCATTAGTCGAATCGTAGCGACGCGAATTCACCCAGGGGCGGATGGTTCGGATACTACTACCAGTCTTATACAAGGTAGGGGCTGGTTGGTCCCACCTGATTCTATTTATACTCTACGTTTACGTCGTAGACTTGCGGATGATGCACCAGTTGAACCCTGGAACTCAGCACGTGCCTGAGAACGTAAACTTGTTACACCCTCAGAAGTTCTTTGTAAAACATTTTGTTTTTCAAGTTCAGACTCAAGGTCAATTCCTGAATCAAATGTTTTTGCTGCTGCACCTAAGCCAGTAATTTCTTGCGCTGTTTTTTCGTAACCAGCGCGAGCACTTCCACGTTCAACGCCCATCTTAAATAACTCTTCTGCATTCATACTATTTGATAAACCAAATTCAGAAGCAGCAGCACGAACACCTGCAATATCAATCTTCTTCTTTAGTTCAACAGCACCTGCTTCACCAGTAAGTAAGGCTTTTGCTAAGTCTTTACGACCTATGCTTGGGAAGTTTTGGGAAAGTTCCCTCTTCAAGAATTCATCAGCATTATCTATTGCGTAGAATGCATTAGATAAGCGTGCAGAAACTTCTTCAGCATCTACGTCTCCACCAATAATGTCTGCAATATTTGCATCATTACCTAGGTCGTTTAGACCGTACTTATTAAATTCTTTTTTAATTTGCTTTGTCATTGTTGAGTAGTCAGCAACAGTTGGAATATAAGCAACGTTATATCCCTGAGCCTTGCGAGCCTTTAACTTAAAAATACCAGCAAAGCGGTCCTTATAGGCTTGCGGAGCATTCTCGTCCGTTAATAGTACATCGGGAATATCAGCATCGGTCATACCTTGATTGTAATATTTTTGAGATGCATTGTACAAAGAAAGTAACCAAGGTGCCTCTACGTCAATGTTATCAAAGAAAGCAGAGAACTGTTGACGAAATACTTCGTAAGCAGGAATCTTATTATCTGTTGTTTCAGCCATTATGCACCAAATCCAAACGCTTTAGCAAATGATGAACCAAGGTTCTTTGCTTCTTGTTGAGCCATTGTACCATATTGAAAACGAGTATCTGCACGTAAATCTGCGCGGAACTCGTTAAGAGTTTTAGTGTAAGGCTTACTGTCTTTTGTAGCAGTAAGAGCCTTGCTTAGTGTGTTGTCAAATAAAGTTATCTTATCTGCATTTAAGTCAAGCATTGATGCCATAGTTTGAATGTAGTCTTGTGCAGCCTCGCGAACAGTTAACGCTGGGTTTTTATTTAGAGCATCAGCAAGACTACCATACAAAGCAATAGCACGCTTTCTGTAATCATTTTTAACTGTAGTCTCATCACCTTTACCAAGGATAACATCAAGGGTTTGTCCAATTGCAGAACTGTCTGAAAGAACAACACCCATCTCTGATGCGTAAGTTTTAAGATTATTTAGAGTCGTTCCTGCTAAACCACCTAGTGACTTTCCTTCTTGAATATATTTGGTTGCAAGACCAACGCTGTACTCGTAAAGGAATGCACCTGTATCAAATGAATAACTAGTACTAGTACTGCTAGTACTACCACTACTAGATGAACCACCCGAAGTGTTTCCCTCTGCATCAGTTGTACTTGAAGTTCCACCACTTTCAGAACTTTTACTTTTACTTTTACTTGCATACCTTTTTTCAGCAGCACGTAAAACCTTAAAGTAAGCAGCCTTTTCTTTTAGGGTTGCGCGACGACCAAATAGAGTAATCATCTGTTGGTCTAGTTGACTATATGCAGAAACCTTGGGAGTAAAAGAGTATGACTTACTCTTACTTTTACTTGATGAAGAACTACCCATACTGTAAGTAGTAGGTTTACCAGTACTATTAGCACCAGCAAAAGTATCCCCTTGGGTTGCGATAGCAGGATTGTCTGCTGCTGGGCCACTATTCTCGCTTGCCATTATTTAACTCCATTAAGTATTGGTGAATCAACAATGTTTAATTCATCTTGAGATAGATAGCGTTCATACATTTGCTCAAAATCAGGATTCTGTGCAATAATGTATTCAGCCATTCGGTCACGCCAATCAGCGAAACGCTCATTAGTTTTAGTATCAAGACCCTCAACTCCAGTTAGAGCGCGGTTCTTTTCTAGTTCTGCCATGATTACTTCACGACCTTCAAGGTACATAACTAGTCCTTGAATTGACTTATTTTTAGTACCAACAGTTTTCATAAACTGCTCGTCTTTAGTAAAGTAAAGTGCAAGTTCTACAAACTTATCACTCTTCTGCAATGTTATACGGTTTTCGCGAGTGTCCCAGATTGGAAATTGTTTACCAACGTAGTCAGCAAGACGTTCTTTCCATGGACTGTAATACTCTCGATAAGCAGCGGAACCCTTTTTGATGCCATTTTTTTCTGCATCTCGTTCAATGTACTCAAGGTTATTAAAGTATTCAGACCAACCAGCGG